TCGAACCTCTCCACCAGCTCGAGGCTCGGCCCGCCGTAGCGCCCCGTTTTCAGCGTCAGCTCGCCTGCATTGTCATCGACCAGGCCCACGCGCATCGACGGGCGCAGCTTCAGCGGCTGGTCGACATAGGTCTTGCGCATCGTGGGCGTGGTGCGGATCGTCGCGACCGATCCTTCCCACCAGACCCCGGTGGCGAGGTAAGTGTGATCGCCGAGACCCAGATAAAGCCCCGCCTGGAAGATCTCGCCATAGTCGCCGAAGTCGGCAGTGATATTGCGCTGGCCCTGCACGGCCGACACCGTCACCCCGTCGAGATCGTCGAGCAGGTAGAGCGAACCGTCCGAAAAGGCCGACCCATCCGAGTGGGTGACCGCTCCCGCTCCAATCGTCGGATCATTTGCGCGGAACCACAGGTCGAACAGCGGGATGCGCGCAATGTTGGTCCGCCCTTCGAACAGGCCCATCGCCGAACGCCACGCAAGCACCTCGGCGCCGAAGAGATTGCCGAACTCCATCCTGATACGGAACGGCGGCCGGATCGCCGGGACGCTCTGCGTGAAGCCCGACAGGCTCGTGGAAAGCCCGGAGGTCTTGCTTGGTGGCAGGATCGCGAGCTCCTGAGGCACGAGGTTGGCAGGCCATTGGAAGATCATCGGTAGCGCGCCACCTGCGATTCGATCCGTTCTGGCAGCGCCTGGTCGTATCGCGCCACCGCCGCACCGGCAGTGTTCTGTGCGATCGCGTTGACCTGCTTCAGCAGATCCTCTGTTATGACCGCGCCGCGCATGTCGAAGAACATCGGGGACGCGCTGGCGCTGCCTGCGGATCGTGCTGGATTGTCATTCGAAGGGGCCTCGATGCGGCCGGGGCCGACGGGGAAGAAGAACCCCGGCGCGGTGCTCCGCTCGTTGACCGCGTAGAACTGGCCCGGCGAGACCGGCCCACCGCTCGCGCGGCCGCCGCCGAAGATCGATTTGACCAATCCCCCGATAAGCCCGCCTGCGCCACCACCGCCGAACAATCCTGCCAGCGGCCCTTCGCCCAGCAGGCTGGCCTGGAGCACCGAATCCGCGATCGACAGCGCGAGGCGCTTCATTACATCCGAAGCATCTTCGCCATAAAGCGTGATCTCGGCCAGCGCGCCGGCGGCCGATCGTTCGAGATGGCGATAGCTTTCCGGCTGTCCGCTCTGCGGCTTCGCTCTGTGCGCGGTGAACCTCGCTTGCATCGCCCATCTGCACTTCGAGGGAGTTCCGCGTCTGCAGCGCGTCGATCTGCGCGCGGATCGCTGCGACCTCCTCTTGCGTACCGCTGGCCTTTGCCCGCGCCAGATCGGCCAGCAGCGCATCCATCTGTGCCTGGTTGGCCAGCACCATCAGCAGCCGCTCGCGTTCCCAGCCCACCAGGCCGATTGCCTGGGCTTCCCGTTCCAGCGCGGCGATCGAACCGTTGATATCCTCGGTCTCGTCGCGCAGCGTGTTCGCGCGCTGGCGGCTCTCCTCCAGATCGATCGCCCTTTCGCGCTTCTGGTTGAGCTCATCGATTGTGGCGACCTGCTCGCTGGTGACCGCACTTTCCTTGGCGCGCTGGATCTCCAGCTGGCGCAGCGCCTTCTCGTCGAGCCCGATCGCCTCAATCTCCTCGCGCAGTCCGGCGATGTACTCGAGCGTGTTGTCGTTCGCTGCTTTACGAGCGCGCGCTTCTTCCGACAGGCGAGGAGCAGATGAACGGACGCCGCCCGAACGTCCTCCAGATGTACCTGATGATGGAGCGCGGGAAGACGAAGTTCGATTGGTATCAGTTCCAGCTTCGGCGGCTTCCATGCGGCGTACCGCATTTCGTCCGATATTTATGCGACCCTGCAGTTCGACAATGTCCCACTGGAGCTGCCGCTCTTCTTCAGTGCGTTGCCGCACAATGGCAGCACGACGTGCTCGCGAGCGTTCGTCGCCGAACCCGCCGCCCTCCGGCAATTCGGGGCGACCTTGCAGCTCGCTGAGCTTGTCCCGCCGTTTCGTGAGCTCATACTCGGCAAGCACGATGTCGGATTGGAGCGAGGTCTGGCGCTGGCTGTCGAGCCGCTGGAGAGCTGCCACCGCGCGATCGGCGTCGGTCTCCATCCCGCGCAAGCTTTCGCCCACCGCATCGATCGCATCTTCGCTTTCGAACAGCTTTGAAATGAAAGGGGTGAGCGCGGTGACCGCCGCCATGATCCCGATGCCCCACGGCCCGCCGAGGAAGCCGATCAGGCCACCTGCACCGCCTCGCATGAGACCGATTGCCTGGACGACCTGGCCGCCCTGGCTGGCGAAGATCTGCATAGGGCGCGCGCCCATTGAGAACATTGTCGCCACATCACCCAGTTGGAATGCCAACTGCTGCATCCCAGCCCTTTGAGCGCCGAGTGAGACGACGTTCTCTCGCCCCCGAGCGCGCTGGCGAACCAACGCCTCACTCGTCTGGTCTATGCTGGCGCGCCAGTCGCGCCCTTGCATGGCCGCCTGCTGCTGTGCCTGGCTAAGCGAGATGCCTTCTCGCGCAGCCTGCTCTTGTGCACGCTCGAGCCGTTCGAGACCGACCGACGCCTTGGTCCATTCGCGCCCCGTTTCCTCGGCTTGCGCTTCGGCCTTCGCCATCGAGGCATTGAGCTCTCCGACAGCCCGCTGTGCGCTTTCGGTGTCTCCGCTGACGATTAGGGCGGTGCGCAGGGTCATCGGGTCAGCTCCCTCGCGACTCGTTGAGCGCGGCGATCGCGGCGGCTTCCATCACCTGCACGCCCTGCCACTGCGCAGGACCGAGCGAGAGGCCAGCCATCGACAAGCCCACCTGCACACCCGCGTAGTCGAGCCCGACGTAGAGCACGCGGCCGCGCCCCAGCGCCTCGGTCCGCCATTGGCTGGAGATGGCGCAGAAGGCCATCACGATGTCCCAGTTCTCTGGCCATATTCCCAGCGTCCCGTCTTCCTGCCTCAACTCGGCCGCGCCTTCGATCTCGGCGACCAGCTCGTCCGGCAAGCCCAGCGCGCGGGCGTCCTCCGCTGCCTCGTCGTACCCCGGAGAAGCACCGACGATCGCGCGCGCTGCGGCCTCTAGTTTCCCGCCTTCGCGCCCCGGACTTCCTCGAAATAGGTGCGCGCCAGCGGCCCGCGCGCCCACGGCAGGCGGAACACCTGGTCGCGAACCCCTTCGGTGTATTCGACCGGCTTGCCTTCCGCGTCGCCGATATCGTCCAGTCGCACGATCACCCGCTTAAGGAACTCGGTCGCGCCTTCGGTGCTCAGCAGGTTGAAATCGTCGGCCTCGTCGGGCGGGATCACTCGGAAGGTCGCCGTGAATTTCTCTTCCACCTGCCCTTCGCCTTGGGGGCGATAAGCGGTGATCGGGCGGGTAAAGGTGACGTCTTCGATAATCTTGAACATGGGGGAGGGGCCTTTCTGAGGGGTGCCTCGGGAGCCCCTCAGCTGCCCCCGAGACTTCGGTTATCAGGTGAAGATGAGCGACCACTGGTCGTCGCCCTCGTCGGGCAGCGGCGTGATCGGCAGCGGCCATTCGAGGATGTTCTGCGACTGCTGGTAGCTGGGCAGGCGGCCGAGCACGCAGGTCGGCGCATTCAGCGTGACCGTGTTGCCGGCCTGCGTGCCGTGGACCAGCACCAGCGCCTGCCGCGTACGCGCCTGCGAGATCGCGAATGGGTTGTAGGTCGCCAGCGGCACCGCCTCGACCCGCGCCTCGATGCTCTCCGCCTTGTCGACGATCAGCATCTCCTCGCGGCCGACCAGCAGCCGCTGCTGCACGTCGTTGCCCAGGTTGAAGCTGAACTGGCTGAGCACCAGCGCCTGCCCGCCCAAAGTGAAGGTGGGCGTGTTGGCCTTGGTGGCGATCTTCGGGATCTGAAAAGCGGAATAGTCCGGCGTCGGCCGCGTGCCGTCGGCAGGCGTCGTGAACAGGCCCATCAGGGTGTAGCGCAGCACCGGGATGCCTTGCGCGTTGAGTGTCTGGGTTGCCGTGCCCCGGCAGCCGAGCAGCTTGTGCAGCGTAGGCCCGATCTGGAAGTAAAGCGCCACGCTTTCGTGATCGTCGCTCACCGGGTTGTAGGTGACGCTGGTGTCGGCGACGATGGTCTCGGCCGCGCCGCAGGCGCGCAGCAGCGGGCCGTAGGCCGGGGCAACGCCCGCCGTGCCCGATCCCTGCAGCTCGATAGAGCCGGTCAGCGTGCAATAGAGGCCCGCGGGGATCGATTCCTGCGCGCCCAGCCACGGATGCTCGAGGTTGCGCGAAACGTCCTGGCCTTCCATCGGCCGCAGCTCGACATCGGTCATCAGCATCGCATTGGCCTCGCCGGTCGGCGTGGGATCGGTGCCGTAAGTGCTCTCGATCTTCGCGAGGACGATCTTGGACTTCCACTTGATAGGGTCGGCCATCTAGCCCTCCTGGTCCTGGTCGGTGGTGGCGCCATCGCCAGCGGTCTGGGTCTCCGCCTGAACGGGGCTCTCCTCCTCGCCGGCAGGCCTGGTGTGCGCGACGCGCTTGGGCGTGCCGCCCTCCTTGCCGATCACGTAGCTGCCGCCCTTGCGTGGGCGCTCGACCGGGGCGGACTGGCTCGCCGTCGGTGCGGGAGGGGGCGGGGGCGCGGCGTCGCTCTTCTTGGGCTTGCTCATGTGGGGAAAATCCTCAGCTGGTCGTTGAGAC